ACCGGATATGGATGCGAAGATGCGGAAGTAATACGTGTCCGCGTCCTCCTCACCATCTCCATACAGCGGGTCTGGAATCTCTATGGTGTGGCTGGTATCAAGCTTTAAGTCTGGCCCCGCTCCGTGGTAGTCGAAACTAGAAGCCGTATAAGCTTCAGAAGCAAGCCCGTAATCAACCCCGGCGTAGGTAGCAACGTCAGTATCAAAAGTAAGCGTTGCGGTTCCGTCGGCGTTGTCCGTCCATAGAATGTTGGACGCTATAACTCCGGAGACGCTGAAAGCGCCGCGAGCAAATAGGGCTAAGTTATTCATCTTGTCCTTATGGCGTAGCCGATTTGCTGGCAGGGTGTGGTTGAATTGCCGTTCGACGCCGCGTAATAGATGACTTCCACACCAGACTGAAGGCGGATATAGATGGGGCATTCCGTCCACCCAGATTCCCATGCGTTCGCAGGAACCGGACTCAAGATAGGATTGTTGCGGTCGCGTATCCAGGTCAGATGGTCGGCGCTGTAGGCGATGCCGATGTATGAATGGTTAGCCGTGGTGTTGGTGTTCCCTTGGTAATACATTTTCCAGGGGTAAGTCGCCGTCGCGTCATAGACGATGGACGATTCAAGCACGCCAAAATCCCATGCGAAATTAGTGGCTGGACCGCCCGCTTCCTCGGGCACGCCGATAAACGTCGGATTGCTCGCGTGCTTGGTCCACGGACCTGTCAAGCTGGTCGCTGTCGCAAGCCCTAACTTATAAGTACTGAAATCAACCGTGCTGGTGCTGCCGAATAGCTGCATGTAATAGGTGCCGCCCACCAGCGAAATGGTGTGGCCTGCGCCCATAGACGGGTAATCCCACGGACTGCCGGATGACGTATTCGTGATGACCGGATTGCCCGCATATTTGCTCCACGTAACACCATCGGTTGATGTCGCATAACCAATCTGGCCGCGATTACTCACATCAATACCGTTGAAGAACATCCGGTAATCGTTAGCGCCCTCACGCCACACGATTTGCGCCGAAACCCAGTTCGCTTCCCAGCCGGTGCCTACAGGCAAGATCGGATTGCCCGCATACTTGGTCCACACGTAACCATCGGGCGAAGTTGCGAGGCCGGTATGGGGCGTCCCCCCGTTTCGGAAACCGACGTAATAGCCCCAATACAAATTAACATCGGGATTCCAGAACACCGACTGCATCTGCACCCAGAAGTCATCCCACTGGCCCGAGGTTCCCACCCCGAGGATCGGCCCTGCCTGCTTGGTCCAGACTTCCGTAACCGGCGGACTCCAGTTAGACACCTGAAAGTTATCGATGATCGACGCCGGAACACCGGATGCGTGTACACGGACGCCCCCGCTAGAACTGGTTCTGAACGAGGCATTCGAGTAGCGAGCTATTTCAGTCTTGGTGGTGTAAATTCCGCCCGTAATGGAAATCGCCATCGCATAGCCGACGACTTCTAGCGTATAGGTATAGGTAACGCCGTTGGTCAGGGCCGGAATCGTGGTCGTGCTGACGAAAGTTGTGGAGCCAGAAACAATGGTGGCAATCTGGACAGATGTCGGATTAAACACCGCCGCCATGTAATTGTTGACATCCTGCTCACGAAATATAAAACTGAAATTACTGTCGGCTGTGGCGAACGTTACATCCGCGCTCGTTCTGAAATTGTCAGCGGCCAAGGTTTTGACATCGCCGGAAAACCCTGACGCCGTTGCCACCGCCTTGTTGCTCTGAATCTGCAACGTTGTATCCGTTGCGAAGGTAGCCCAATTTCCCCCCGGCACATTGATCGGGGATGGTGTGCGTCCGTTTATCGTCGTGCCGTTGCTCGCGGTGAATGTGTCAGAAATGAGGACCGTGTTGCCGTAGGCGCTCGCCTGATTGGACGCCAAACCGTTCGACAGAACGTGCAGGAAAATTAACTCATACGAGCCAGATGCAACCGTGATGGTGCCGAGTGTCTGCGTGCCCGCGCCGGTTACCGCCTGATTGCCCGCCTTGCCCGATACTATCGAACCACCAGACCCCGCAATAATCTGCGCATTGGTGGCGACCCCGCCGACGGTGATGATGGCCCAGTAGAGCCTGCCGCTTACTCCGGTCGTGCTAACCGACGCACCGACGAATGACGTTGCACCTTCTGTGCCTATCGAGGCATCAGACAGAACGGCGGGGTAAACGTTGTCCACAGGACCACCCGCCCTGATATTCTTGGGCATCCTTTTACGGGCCTTATTGACCCACCCTAATGTCTCTTCAGTCCAAGTAGGACGCCAGTTCTTAATCGCCATATTCGGACTCAATCGCCTCGATGAATGTCTTGATTAGCTCCATCTCTTCCATGTCGGCCGCTTTTTGCAGGGCGAGCAGAGCTTCAGCAGACACCTTGATAGCGGTGTCGGTAACTACAATCTTGGGTTTCTTCTGAACCGGCTTAACAGGTTCCGGCTCAATCTCAGTGATGAACTGACCGGCCATCGCAGCTTTAAGGGCCGCTTCGTAATTACTCTGGCTGCTAAAGTCTGATCGCCTTACGCGGATTGGCTTGCGCTTAACGCCGGTATCGACAATGACCGGAGTATCAGTAACGGGCAATACATCGTATGCGAAACAGGTATCGTCGTTGTTCGTGTAAGCAACGGTGCCGGTAATTAACCCCGCAGCGCCAGAAGCAACTACCGTGTCATCGGCATTCGTGTATGCCAGCGCGCCAAGTATCTTGGTCGTGCCCGCCGCCGAACTTGTGTCGTTCGCGTTCGTCGTGGCAAGCGTGCCAAGGACTGTAGTGGTCCCTGACGCCGCAGACGTATCGTTGGCATTTGTCTTAGCAACAGAGCCGCTGACAGAACTTCCAGACGAGCCTGACGCAACCACGGTATCATTGGCATTTGTAGTTGCCAGTGATCCGTTTACTATCGGAGAACCAGAAGCAGCCGAAGTGTCGTTAGCATTCGTTCTGGCTAACGTACCCGTTACTGTGGTCGTTCCTGATGCAGCAGAGGTATCGTTAGCGTTAGTTCTGGCTAACGTGCCTAATATTTTCGTTGTTCCTGATGCTGCGCTGGTATCGTTGGCATTGGTTCTTGCCAGCGTGCCGGTTACTGTAGTGGTTCCAGATGCCGCCGATGTATCGTTGGCGTTTGTCTTAGCTACTGTTCCGGTTGATCCGCTGCCGCCACCAGCCGCCGCGCTGATGATCCTGCGGCGAGGAGCTACAATCCCGGCGTATGGTTCGGAGTAAAGGCGAGCAATTTCAGATGGCTTTAGACAGCGCCGATAGATCAGCCAATCATCAATCCCGCCGTCCCAATAGCGGGTTCCTGTTGCGTCATCCGACCAATTAAAACTAGAACTTAGATCAATCGCCGTGCTGTAGGCTGTCGAGGCGTTAAACACCCCGTTGATATACCAAGTAAGCGTTGCACCATCATACGTGATGGCCGCATGGAACCACCGGCCAGCAGTCGGGGCGAACGTGGAATCAAGAGCAAACCCGCCGTTGTTATAAAAGCTGATTACATCAGAAGTCGACCTTTGATAAATCTTGTCGCCGTTGGACGAACCAACAAAAAGAGCGTGATAGCTTTGGTCAACAATATTGCTTTTGGCCCAAAAAGAATGGGTCAATGCAGAAGCATTAAACAGTCCCGAATTAACTGGAACTATTACCCGCTCGATGTTAGCCGATGCAAACTTGAGGGTATTGCCGAACTTTCCGGGGCCGAACGTCTGCGATGAAACTTGGAAAGCGCCAATTGCAGGGTTGGCGATACTTCTTACTGACTTACCGCCGCCTTCGTTAAACAGGAAGCGATAAATAAGCCCATTGTTAATCGGGTCGCCGTAGTCAAGCTGACTACCGACCTGCGGCTTAATCGACCCCCACGGCTTAGATTTGCGGAACGGCATCGCCCCGCCTTATGCGTTCGTGTAGGTTATCGCCCTGTAAGCAACAACACAGCCGGTAGATAAAGCGGCCCCTGTGCAATTGCGTATAGCAAGGCTCCAGCCGTCAGGCACGACCCCGCCACACAACGTCGCCACGTTGAAATAACCCTCTAACCGTTGCTGTGCGATCTTGTAAGGTATGGCAATCGGCCCCTTCATGCTGTTGGGGTCGCTCATGTTCGCGGTGCCTTCTGATCCGCTTGGCAAGGTCGTCGTGCCGAAGTTTCCGCCAGTTATCCAAGTCGTTCCGCCGTCAGTTGTTACCCACGGCACAAGGTAGGCATACGCAGCGGAATCGTTCGCGGGCGCGGTGTTGGCCGTAGACAGGTCTATGATGATTTCGTAGTCATCAGCCAAGGTCGATACGTTGCTAACCCTTGCAGACTGCCATCCGGCAAATACGTCCGTCGCATCGTTGGCTAGTGACTGTAAATTAGTCACCGTCATTGCGGTGTAAGTGCCGTAGGCGATGTTATCTGTAGTCATTACGAATCCAGTGCATCAAGGATGTTCTGACCCGTAAGGTTGCCCTCAACTACCAAAGTGGCCGGAACTGCATCGGAACCTGTGCCGGAAGCGAACAGCTTTTCGCCGCGAGTAGACAGCCGCTTCCACAGGGTAAGCAACTTCGCCCGCGTGTTCGTTCCGCCAGCACCAGAGAAAATGTCGTCGAAGAATGCTCGATTGGTAGCCTGCGATGGATCAACACCGCCCGCAAGATACATGGCGAGCGTTTGCAAGCGCCCCTGATTCGCGGTCGTCAATCCCGCCAATTCCGCATTATCAAACGACTTGCCAATCAGGTTAATAGATACCATAGACTTCCAGACCGTGAAGGCGGGGCTGGCGGCTGCATTATAAAATGCCGCGATAGTGTTGCCGTCCCGCTGTGCAATAGCCCCAGGATATGAGGCGGTATTCGCGTTGATGTCGGTCTTGAGTGTTTGAAGTTGTTGGCTAGTAAGTGCCATGTTATTTTCCTATTGTCTGTCGAGTCCATTTGCCCCTAAAAAGGGGTGAGCAGAATATCGCCCGCCATCCGTAGCGTCGTTTAGTCGGCAGTAAGTGCAATACCGGGGTAGGCGGCAGTTGGTCCGTCCATGCCACATGCGGGATAGCCGGATGCCCGACGGATTTCGTGATAATCAGATGCCCGCCATACCGCCAGTAGAGTAAGACGGCTAAGTAGCAATTTCCCCAAACGGTTGACCCAGGCTTGCACAACCGCGCTATCAGCCAATCGAGCACAATCTAAGGATTTCCTTCGGTGAGCACAAAGCTAGTAACGCTTACCGGCTGCGTAGCGACAATTGAAGTCGTAGTCAGGTTCAAATCACTTCCAGAAGTCCCTACGCTGCCGTCCATAACATGAGTCGTGCCGTCAGCCTTTACAATTCGGAACCATGTAGCCGTTCCGGTCGCATTAGCACTCGAATCCTGAGTGATCGAGCCAAGCGTCAGAACGCCGCTAGACGCACCGGCCGCAAAGGGGGTGCCACAGGTCAACTCTGCAAGCAAAGTCGTCGCTGTGCCGCCCGTGGCCGGTCGGGAGCCGTCATAGATACGCAGGAGGGCGGCGTTACCAGCCCGAGTCGTAATCGCGTCCATCATTGCGGTGCGGAGGGTTGCTGCTTCGTATGCAATAGCCATATCTTTTCCTTATTTACTCGTTATCTGGTAGCCGGAGTCGGATTTCTTAACGTCATAAACTCGCGGCTTCTTCTTCTCTTTTGAAGCCTTGTCCTGCTCGTCTTTGAGAGAAACCACGATAGAAGCAAGCTGCTCCTGCTGTTTCGCAATCTTCTTAACCTCTGGGGCCAGTTCTTTAACCGCGCTCGCAATCGGCTCTATCGAAGTCGAAACATCCTTGGTCTGCTTGGTTTCGGCAGCAGCTTTGTCAGAAATAGCCTTGTCCTTGTTTTGCAGAGACTCCGTAGCCACCTGTTTCTGTATCGAGTGCAGTTCTTTATCAACCTGCAACTCAAGTTTTTCCTGCGCAAGTCCCGAACGCTCCTGATTGAGAGCGTCAGCCTCGTCTTTCAACGCGTTGTTTGCTTTGAAGACTTCAATACGAGCGTCGGCGTCTATCTGCAACTTGGCGATAGTTACCTTTGTCTCTTCCTGCTTGGCGGCAATAGCCATCTGAGTCTGCAACTTCATCTGCTCGACTTCCTTGGTCGTCTGAGCATCGAACTGGCGTATCTTTTCAGTTGAACCAATCTTCTGCTTCACTTCGGCATCCGCTTGCTGGAGTTTCAGCATCTCAATAGGCGGCTGCGGAGGCGGCTTCTGAACGCTGGCAGGATCGGAAATGAACATCTCGGGGTGTTTAAAGCCCATGTTCTCGGCCATCTTCTTGGAGAGGTTGTAGACGTTCGCATCGGTCACTAAATAACCTCGCCCAGTCTCCATTAGCTTCAACTGAACTTCGTGCATCTTGACGAGGTGGACTAACTGAGCGTCTTTGTTCCCAGTGCCCAGACCGACGTTTACCGTCATGTCCATCTGGTTCTTCCACTCGCGGGGGTCAATATCAACCCACTTCCCACGGAGCTTCAGCATCATCTTCTTGCTGGAGTATTTCGAGAGTAGGTAAGCTATTCCACGGAACAGGTCTTTGAAACCAGTCTCGGCAAAAATCCGTGCTATCAGGTCAATCTTCTGCTGAGCGGCAGACTGAATCATCGAGATGCCGCGAGCCGTTTTGTTCAGGCTGTCAGCATCAGTACCCTGGTTGTAGCGCGTGTTACCTGTCCGCTGTTCTTTCTTGCCCTCGAAGTACTCGATAATCGGCATCGTCGCAGCGGCTGCGAACGGCACTTCCTGATTCCGAATAGCGTTAGGAGTGTATTCAACGAGAATTCCCCCCACGCGGGAGGTCATTAACCTGTCGAGGTCGGCTTGAACCTGACCCCCAGCACTACCCAAGACAACCTTCTGCGGGTTGTTTGTCAGGTAGAGGTTGTTCAACACCTGCCGCATAAGGACAGAGTTGATGAACTGGAAGTCCATCGTGATTTCAGCGACAGACTTACCAATCCATCGGAACGGCATGATGATGGGGGTAATAGCGGCGAAATTGATGTGTGAGGCGGGTTCGTTAATCCAAACCTGACGCCCTACGGTGATGAAATGACGAAGCTCTGCTATTCCGTCTCCGTCGTAGTCAACGCGGATAAAACCATCTCTAACGATGTGTTCTTTCTGCGTGTCGTCCCTGGGTTCGACGTCTTCAATCTCGTCAATGAAGCGATTACGCGCAAGGACTTCCGGTTTTGAGGTGCTGTAGTCGTCTCCACCAGCCTCTTCCAGAACATCTTCAGGACAACCCATCTGGCGAAGCAGGGATTCGGTCAGTTTGCGTTCGTGGTAGCAAAAAGGAGTGTCCTGAATCGACACTACGTTGTGCTTGGCAGAAATACCGAACTCTTCGGGGGGGATCGCCTCAATACGAATCTGGGAAACGTCTTTTGTTCTCTTGATCTTGCAGTCGTAGAGTTGCGGAACGGGCTGCATCTCAATCTGCTGCCGCAGAACCGGAACTTGCTGCGCCATCTCTGGCGGGGCAGAATCAAGCCGCTGCAACATCTGCTGCTTTTGCTCCAAAGCGGAGGGGTCGTCGTAGTTGCTGAACTCCAGAACCTCAACGTCCTCATCCTGTTTAAGAGTGAGGTATTCGCCCTCGGTCAGACCCTCGTATTCGTCTTCCGAGATGTCTGTTTTATCGTCCCAGTAGTATTTAACTACTCCGTTCTTCTGCATCAGCGCGGTCTTAAACCACGTGTACGCTATGAGAAAGCCGTTATTCTGCTTGTAGAAAACGTGATTGCAGGCATCCGTTCTCTGTTTTGCAGCTTCCTCGTCTTCAGCACCTACCGGCTCAAACTCAACCGCGTCATCCGATGCGGTGAAGGTCTTTAGAAGGTGCGGAAGCATCCCCTCGATGGCATCAAACACATCCGAGGAAACTACCTGAGACTCACCTTCGCGCTCGTTACCGAAGGGCTGGGAGTTGTAATAGTCCAACTCCATCGCTCTTTCAGTTGCAAGCTGTTTACTGTGGCCGCTAGTTAGCCCGCCCCCAGACGAACCGCCGCCAATTGAATGGCTGACCTCGTCTTCAATGATTGCTACGAGGTCTATTTCTTTCATTATTTGAGTGCTTCCTCAATAGTTTCCAGCTTCATCCTGTGATGCGGAGGCTTGCCGAATTTCTTCGTATAATCGTGAATAAGCTCCTCCAGATACATAGAGGTTCGGTTGTCTTCTTCCTCCGGCTCATCTAGGCGCTTTTCCAGCGCATCAACCCTAGCCAGCAGTTCCTTAATCCTTGCGTCAGCCCACAGACTCATTTGAGATTCTTTTTAGGCGTGCCGATTTTGCCGAGGTGCTGACGAGGGCTGGCAGGGTGCAGATTGCTCTGAACCGCCCTGGATGTTTTCTTCGCCATCGGCGGATTAGCCGTCGGGCGACTTCCCATCTTGTCGCGTGATGCGGCGATTAGGAACTTGTCGTTAGAACTCTTAGTTTTGCGACCAAACATGATTTCTCCTATGCCAGTCCCAAATTGGGATAGGCGGTTTTCTTCAACTTCTGAACTATGTTTCCAACGCCCATGAACGTGAAGCAAAACGCCTCTGACCTATCTGGGCTTTTCCCTAAACCCCTGGGAGGGGCTAACTTCATGTCATACTTCGACATGGCCTTCATTTTTCCGTTGGAAGTAAGACCCCACTTGACTCTGGTAATCTCACCAATGAAGTGAGGGTCGTCGGGAATCTTTACGTCGCGGTTGTAGAACCACTCTCTTGCTCGTTCCCACATTTCATCTCTGAGGCGTAGGTAACGGTCGTTACTGGAATGCGATTCTGAAACGTTAACGCAATGAACTGGTATTCCCTGTTCCGCCAAGCGATGTGCAACACCCGCTCCGATTCCGTTGGAATCGACGTTGATTTGGACAGGCTTATTCTTGGCTTCACGGAACTCAGCCATGACCTTACCGACCGAAACCATCGTGTCATCACTTCTCCAAACCTTAATCGGCTCGATGAGGATGTTCCCTTTGCGTTTCGCAAGAGCGCACTGATCTGAACCGGCTCCCGATACGTCCAGGCCCCAGACTTCTTCAGACGGGACAGGTTCGACATCTCTTTTCGCAGCCGCATCGACCAGATACAACGGGATGATTGTGCCGTCTTCAGCATCGGGGAATTCTCCTAAAGCTCTTACACGATAGAAGTTGCTGTCTTTGCCGTATTCCTCTTCCCACTGGGCCAACTCAGCCAAGTTACAGCGAGTAGATTCATGCGCGGCCACACGCATGTTCTTCCAGTAAGGGGCGTTCTTGTGAAACGAGTCGTAGAAGTAACCGGACAACCTTGTGGGGTTTCCAGTCATGATCGTTTTTGCATTTTTCGTGGACATCGCTCCACGAGCGGTCTCAAAGATGATGTCGTCAACACCCGACGCTTCATCAATGATGAAAAGCATGTTTTTAGAGTGGAGTCCTGCAAGAGCTTCGGGGGTCTCCCTTCGGGCCGTTTTCGCTACCGCATAACTAACAGCCCCAGACCCGACCCACTCAAACCTTTCGGCTTTCCACTCGAAAAAGCCCCTGAACTCGGGAGGCATCTTCTGATGCCATTGGGCTAACTCCGACCACAAAGCATCGAACATCTGACCACTTGAGGGAGCAGTACATCCTATCTTCCAGGGGTTTCTGGTCAGACCCCACCAGATAATCGTTCTAGCCAGCCAGCAGGTTTTACCAACACCGTGACCAGAACGGATAGAAACCCGGTCGTTGTTTGCTACAAGTCTTGAAGCTTCGGTCTGCCACACCTCGGGTTGTTCGGTGTGGTGCGGCCACATATCTCTACAGAATTTGTCTGGGTCTAAATACCAAGTCTCGAATAGTTTTTCCTGCTCGGGAGTTAGTTTCATGCCCACTTCGACATAAACAGTTCCCGGTTGCGCTTAAACCCTTCGGCGGGCCACTTAGCCCTAGCTCCAGCTCTAACATGCTCTACGACAAGATCATCCCGATGAACAAAACGAGCGCCTGCACGATGTAAACGGAGAACAAAATCAGGGTCATCATAACCAGCGCCGAGCCTATAATCCTCATCGAATCCCCCGGTCCTGTCCCACAGGCTTTTTGTCATCATGGACATAAAATGATAGTGGGCACCTTGGGGTATGAACCCACCAACGTCATTGTCGTTGGACATTACCTTTGTCGAGTGACAGTGCCATCGCTCTTGTTCTTCACACCACGCCGAGGCAGTAACGTATGTGTTACTGTCAGTAATGAACGCTTTCATCTCTTCCAGAACAGGAGTCTTGTGCAGAATCTCCGGGTTTGACAGGGCTATGTACTCACCTCTGGCCCTTGAAACTCCATAGTTGTAAGGGGTGCATGGATTCCGAGGCGTCGTCTTAAACGGAAGCCGTATCACATGAATCTCAAGAGGTAAAAGAGTGGGCTTGTCATACGGAACCGGACTCCCGTCATCGACTATGATGATTTCCAGATCCAAGTCCATGTAGTGCTTCGCCATCAGACACAAAGAGGCATCTGTGGCCTCTTGCCTATCCCAATACGGGAGAATCAGTGAAATCATAAATAGCGAAAAACGCGCCCTGCCCCTTGTGAAAGTCAGTGTCTATAAAATGGGTCCAGCCGGGGAACTCTTCTGGTAACCAGCCACTTCTGTGTCTTTGCCACTCCTGACCCTGCAAACCCCAGCCGTCTACAGGACCAGTCTCTTCCTGCGGCATGAAACCCAACGGGGTGAAAATCACCACCTGTTTCCCAAGTTCCATGCAACGGTCGATAAACTTCAAACCGTCCTCTTTTTCCATGTGCTCTATTACGTCCAGAGCCATGATGATGTCGGCCTTTATAAGCCCCTCTGGAGCCTTCTCACGGATCACCTCATACCCTTGGGCTACCAAGGCGTCCGCATACTC